CAGAGAACGCCTGTCCTTTGCTTCGACTTTCGCTTGTGTTCCGTTAGGAGTAACGGATTTTGGGCTAACAGCCGTTGCTTTGGCTCGTGCTACTTGCTGGGCCTGAGATGCTTGTTTTTTTGCGTTAGACAAGAGTCGTTCTTGTTCTATCGCCCAAACTTCATCGTTTAGCCTTATTGCTCTCGCATAAGCCACATCAAGGTTAGGGGCATAACCACGCTCAAGTTCTCGAGCCATTTCTTCCCTTACCAAATCAAAGTGCGGATACCGCTCTTTGTCACTTCTATAACGCTCAATTTCATCAGCCAAGCGTTGTTGTTCTTCTTGCTCGAACCTTGACTTTATCGTGTTAAGTTCTTGATTAACTTGATAAAGTTGTTGTGACATCTGATTTACATAAGCATCAGGTTGCGCAACAGGTTGTGCATCACCATTTAAGTTTACTCCATAATCTTGTGCAAGTCTATGAAACATTTGCACTTTTTGGTCGTATGGGGCTTTGGTCAACATCATGTGCGCCCGACCAAGGTTATTTATCCAAGCGGCAGGGTGGATTCCTTGGGCTTGGAGTTCAGGGATAAACGGGTTAATTGCTTCCTCAAGAGCCTTTGCTCGTTCCGCTTCCGCTTTATAAACGCTAACGCCCTTTTTAAATTCATTCTCTCGTTGGTTAAGGTATTCAAGGTGTTTTTTGCTTTCTTCTTTAGTTAATGTTTCGCCTTTGGCTATCTTGTCCCATAAAGGTAATAGGTCTTTCTTCCAAGTTGTAGGCTTTGGTATATCGCTAATCTCAGGCTGTTCTTCGGGCTGTTCGGCTGCAACCTCATCTTCTGCAATATTCTCAGAACTTGCTTCCTCTGCTGGCGTTTCCTCTTTTGCGACAAAACGACCTTTTTCATCCCGTACTGGTTCGTCTTGAGAAACTTCGACTTCACTTTCCTCATGTTCTTCCTCTGTATCTACGGGTTTACCCTCATCTTGAGGTTCTAGCACATCTTCTAACGCTGCTTCCAACATCTCTCTGCGGTCTGCCATGTCTGCTCCTTAACGATAGTTTAGTTTGGCGTAAGCAAGTTCGGCAATCTTGCGTTTACGGGATTCTTGCTCTTTACGGCTTAATTCAACGGGTTTATGTTGCATAGGCACATCGTTGCCTAGTTCAATCATGCGGTGCTGTTTAAGGTGTTCCCGATGGTGGCTACGGCTTTTAATCCATGTGCCATCCACCTGAGATACATAGCCATCAATATCTGACATGACCATTGGGGCTTCTTTGGCGGTCATTTCTTCTTTCTGCCGCCATGCTTCTTCCGCTTCAGGAGTACCAAGGGTAAATCCCCAAAAATCTAGGTATTTTTCCTTATCTGATTTTGTAACTACATGATTTGATTCAGAATAGCCACATTTAGGGCATATCATAGCTTCTCCAATAAATGTCCTAGCTTATGCCAGTCTTGTTTACGCAATGGCACGATTGAGTCGTACCACACCCCATGTTTCCATCGCCAACAAATGTATTCATCGTCAGGCAATAGTAAAAAACATTTGACTCCTAATGCACCAGCAAGGTGAGCCGTAGCGGTATCGGGGGCAACTACCGCCTTTAATGACTTCATGTGGCAAGCAGTTTTATAAAAGTTATCCTTCCAGCCGTCTAATGGCAAAGGTTGGAATATATCGTCAGTATTTAGGTTTAGCGAATAACAATTACTGCCAAGGGTTTCACGCAAAAAGTTCACATCCACCGATTTAACATAATGGAGTGGCCCACCGCTTGCGTGCCAGTTCACCCCTATCTTGCGCTCAATTCCGCTTGGAATAGCGTTTAAATAGCCCTCAGAGCCTACTATTTTCTCTTTGCTAACAGGATATGACTGACGCACATACAAGGGCGCGTGTAAGGCAAAGAATGGCAAACTCATGCTACCAATCCAATAATCGGCTTCTAGCGGTCTGCCCTCATCACGGATACAAGACAAAGTGTCAATACAGTCCATTTGCCCTAATAATTGCAACATAGACCGATGACACATGACGGATACTTCTTTAGCCCCCCAAGCCTTGAGCATGGGTAAAAACCTAGCAAACTGGATAATATCCCCAAAACCTTGTTCCATTTGCACGGTAATGTGTTTACCGTAAAGGCGTTCCCCATCCCATTTTGGTGCTTCTACCCATTTTTCCCATTGTTCGCCCGTAGCTTCACGGGTCTTTTTATGCCACCTAAATTCATACAATCGGAAACCCGACTGGTAATGTCCTAGGTGTAGTAAGTCGATGCCTTTTTGATACTGGGTGTATGCGGTCATTGAAGAAGTAAAACGATAGCCTGTTCATCATCCAACTCGGCAAGTCGTTTAGCTTCAAGTATTTGGAGTTTAGCCCGTAATTGGGTCTGTTCTCGTCTTAACTCTACCGCCTTTAACAACTTTTCTCGTTGGTTTTCAAGGTAGGCGATAGACTGCTCTAGTTCTGTAGTATCAACTGACGGTATATCAGCCTTAACCTCTTGAATAGATTGTATTTTATTTTGTTGCTGTTTTGCAACTTTTTTAGGCTTCGGGTCAACTAAATCCCGAATCTTAGCCTTGCGAGCTTCACGGTCTAACCGTTGAGCTTTCAGTAATGCTAATTCTTTTTCCCGTATCTTTCGGTCTAGGTTCTTTGCCCGTCTTATTTCTTCGGGCGTGAAACCGTCATGCGTGTCAGTATAAGGATTAGGGGGTATTTGTCCTATCTGAAACGCATTGGTTTGAAACGCTAAGACTTGAAATGCGGTTTGAAACAATTAGCAGTCCTCAGCACCAGCATAGTCGCTATAAGTCTTTAAAACCTCATAAATAGCGGGGATTAAATCGCCTTTTAGGTCTTCCATATTGATGTAATGGGCGTTTTCCTTGACCGTAGCCATGTTGCTATGCCTTGCCGACTCGTCATAATAAATAGCGACTTGGACTTGAATTTGGTCTTTAGTGCCAAAAAAGTTAGTAATCTTAGCGTAGGCTTCAGGGGCGGCTACACCAAACTGGGTTTGTACAGGTAACTTGAGTGCCACAATAGTTCTCCTTTAATTTACTTCGGTTAAATTAGAAAGAAAGTCGTTAAACTGTTCTTTTGTATTTTTATGAAATCCATACTTTTTATGAAAATATGAATGATGTTTGTTGCATAAAACAACTCCATTATTAAAATCTAATCTTTCATTTGGATGTGAAGAATATGAATTTAAATGATGAGCAATTAATTTTCTATCGTGTTTTTTGCAAATAAAACACTTGTACTCATAATGTTTAAATAAGGATGTTCTCCATTTTTTATACTCTACGGTAAATCTATCAGCTTGAGATGGTCTATTAATTACAGGATTATTTATGTCAATTCCTAAATGTTTTCTGTAACAATCCCAACATCTTGTTCTACCAAAATTAAGTTGTTTTGTACAATCTATACATTTTGGATTTCCGCCTTTCCAATTTGGATGATTTTCACCTTTTCTGTTTGGATGGTTTACATGACCATAAATCTTTTGTGGCTTTATTGTTATACCAGCTTTTAGTAAAGCATTTCTAATTACATGGTATGGAACTTTTTCAGCATCGGCTATTTTTTGAATGGACATATTTTTGACTATGTAATGCTCATGTAGCCAATCTTTATCTTTTGAAAAGGGGTATTTAATTTTACGCATTAGTATGTCATTTCAGTTGTGCGGATTTGAGCCACCCACCGAATAGTTGTTGATGCTTGTCCTGTTACGGTTATTGCTAATCCACCGTTGGTTGTATCTGCGGTAGCGGTTACTGCCCAAGTTGATGCACCAGCATCAGCATAGTTTGAGGTTACTGTAGGTGTGCCAACCATTGCGGTGGATGCCGCATTTGCACCACGCTTAATCACTCCCTCAATAAACCAACCTTTTGTATTACCACCGCCAGTAACTCCAGCAACAATCTCACCTCTAAAGTAATACGCAGAGTTATTCGGTAGGATTACTTGGTTTGTTGTTGATGCGGCTGATGTATCTGAACGAAGAACTGTAGCTGTAGCATTTGTTGTTTGAACACCAAGAATAAGTAGGGCGGCTTGTGATGCTCCCTGTACAGTTCCAAGTGGTCCATTATGTGCTGGAAATACTTGAGAACCAATAATACCTCTAGTTGTTCCGTTATACCCGCCAATGACAGCAGAATATACTGAATTAGCATAATTAGTGTTACCGCCACCAACAACAGAACCAAAACCACTAGCTATATTAGAAAATCCAGCCCCAACAAAAGAGGATGTTCCTGTAGCGGCATTTCCTGAAATACTTGTTGGCGCATTTCCAAAAAAACCACCTCCGCATACAACAGAACCAAAATTTGTAGTAGCATTATTTCCACCGCCACCACCTACAAATGAATAATTTGAACTTGCAATATTTTTCCATCCCCCACCAACAACCGACCAATCCCCACTCGCTACATTTCGGTTTGCGCTTGTACCAGCATCGCCACCGCCACCGATAAAGGAATATGCTCCTGTTGCTTGGTTGTTTCCACCGCCTACTACTACTCCATGAGGAGTAAAGAAAGATAGAGTGCTTGTAGATGAACCTGATGCGGCTTGCGAAAGGGTAAGGCTTGTTCCTGATATGGCGGCTACATAGGTAAATCCTGCAATGCTTGTGCCTGTAATAAATTGACCTACACGAATGTTTGCGTTTGAACCTGACAATGTAACAGCCGTTGTGCCATTCATCGTTCCAGACTGAGTAGTTACTGCAGAGCCTGATGTTGTTGAATTAGATTGACCGCCAACAACAAGACCAAAAAATCCAGTAGCGGAATTTGTATATCCTGATAAAGCTCCTGAATAATTACCAGTAGCGGAATTTCCACCGCCACCAGCAATAGCATAAGTAGCAGAAGCAGTAGTATTTTGACCACCATAAACAGTTGAAACTGCACCGCTTGCAACATTTCCTATTCCACCAGCAACTACGGATTGCGAGCCACTAGCTACTTTTGCTGCTGTATCTCTACTTGTCTGCCAATCCACCGCATTAGCACCCCTAGCATTACCACCAGCACTTGTCGATGTAGTAGCTTGTGCTTGAATTGCGCCTGTTCCTTTAGGCTGTAAAGCTAATGGAATATTTGAACCAGAACCTTGGGCAGATAATAAAACTGCTGTTGCACCACCTTCAACTTGTATATATTGGCTAGAGCCTGTTCCTAAAGTGCTTGTTCCAGTGGTTTCTAATGTGGAAAATTTACCTGTAGATGGGGTAGTAGCACCGATGGGGGTGTTGTTAATTGTGCCACCGCTAATTGTGGGTGCATTACTGTTAGTCCAAATCGTACCGTTATATACGACTGTTTGACCGCTTGTTGGGCTAGTAATTTGCACATTTGAATCTGTGCCACCTAGTTGTGAACCATGAATAATCTCTACAACGACTGAGCCTGAACCGCCTGACCCTGCGTTTGTAACGATAGCGACTTCGGTTTTAGTATTTGGGGCAGATGGCTTAACTTTAGTCATTAAGCCGTTGCCTGTTGGGTTGTAATACAAAGTATCCCCATCAAGCCATGTTTCGCCTGAACTTGCGCCAGTCGTATTAAACCCTCGCAGATTGCCTGTGGACATGATGTAACCAAAAGCATTGTTGGCAATATCTTCTGCGGCAATACCAATAATGTCCGTTGAATTGGTCATATTAGCGGTTGTTGGTGCAAAAGTAACTACGCCTGACGAGCCGTTAGCACCAGTCTTTTTAATCAGTTGACCCTTAGTAATGGTAGCTGTTGCCTTGCCATAAACAAAAGTTTGCAAGCCAATTTCTTGAACGATATTACCGCCTGACATACCAATCCCAAGCGTGTCGTTACCATCCCAACCAAGTTGACCTTCCGCTAAAGTTGTTGCATAGGTTGTATCAAATTGAATGTAATCAGGGCTGGATATGCCGCCTGTAATACCACTTAAACTAGTTATGTCAGTATTTGCGCCACTTTCTGCTACACCACTTACATCATGGGTATCATTCCAATTTGATGGCTTTACAAGGCTTGCATCGTCACCGTCAGGAATTGTGCTGACAAATTTGTGCGTAATAAGTTTAGCCATTATTGAACACCTACAATTTTGCCAGTTTCATCCCGAACTACTTGTTTAGGTTGATTGAGTCTGTCGATTAATGCGCCAAGTGTAGCTGTCATTTCTGCGTTACCTTGCGTAATTGCTTGGGCGATTGGGGCTAATGGATGCTCAAGATTTTGAATCATATTCTCGTCTTGGTCATATTGCTCGGCTATTCCCTCACCGCTATCTACACCAGCCGAAATACGGGCGGTTTCAATCTTAGCCCCGTTGTTAATGTAAGCCAATAAAAGTTGGGTGTTGCGCTCGGTCATCATCTTCATTTGAGCCAGCTTCATCTCCATCTCACGCTCTTGAGCGTTACGCTGTTCTTCCAGTTGGAATTTAAGCTGATTCTCTTGTGCTTGATACTCCTGTTTAGCTTTTTCCAATTCCATTTCGGCAGCCATCTTCTGCTGTTCAAGCTGGACTGACATCTGCATTTCTTGAATCTTAGCCTGAGATTGAGCCTGAATCTTTTGCACTTCAACAGGCGGTGGCTTGGGTTGGTTCGCCATCGCTTTAGCTTGATTTCTAAATTGGTCGGCAGTTTCATCAATAAGCCCTTCCATGCCTTTTCCAGCCTTAAATGCAGTCACGCCAAACTTAAGCATTTCCATGAGTAATGGGGTTAGTTCAGGTGCGTTGGTAGCTATCGGTAACGCATTGTTCATAAACTGGCTAACTGCGGTCAAAAACTCAACACGGTCAGCCTTTTCTTGTTGCTCGTCTTGGTAAATCATGGAATCGCTAGTTACCTCAATACGGAAGTTCTTAGCGGGTTCGTCTTTGAGCAGTTGTAGGGCTTGTGGCACTAACTGTTGGTCTTGTGGGCTTAGTTGCATTGCACCACTAATTTTGACAATCGTATCCTCAGTAAAGTGCTTGCAGATAATCTGCGCCTTAATCTTTAGGAGTTCAGTAGCAAAATCCACGACTGCGTGCTGTAGGTATTTAAGCCTACCACTAGCGTTATTGGACTTAATAATCTGTGCGCCAAGCGTTTCATTGGGGTCGGTTTGACCACGCTGAATGTCGGCAATACCCATAATCTCGTAGATTTGGCCCTTAACTTGCTCCATCGCCTGATAAGCCATTTGTAGGGCTTGGGCAAACGGGGCTAGGTCAACAAGGTCAATCGCACCACGCATACCCTGTTTCTCAGCAAAGGCTTGCCAATTCTTAACAGGAATTAAGGCGTTGTTCTCACCCTCAGAGAATAGACGGGCTAATGCGGACTCAGATGCGTCATATACACCACGCACTTTCAAGGCGTTTACAAGGCCATCTATGCGGTCTGCAAGGGTATCTAACTGTTTGGCTTGGTCTTGATACAGAACAAAATCAGGCACAGGCTCAAGGTTATCTGTAGTCAGGGTTGCATACAAAGGCTTAGGGCATGGAAAGAATCCCTCTAACTGTAATGGGTCATCTTTTTCGTCAAGAATCTCACCCATTGACTTGCTAATCCAAAAAACTTTGCCTTGCTCTTTATCCCAAATCTCGTATATACACGCTTGGTAATGTTCGGCAACCATTTGTTTGGTAGCCCATTTGTCGGATTCAGGCTTAGTATCTAGCGGGATACGCCCACCGACTTCCTCGCCAAAACGGTCAATTAAGGCTTGGCGGCTCATATAGACCTTACGCCATACGGCTGTTACTTCTTCCCAAGTACGAGCAACAGTATGACCAAAGTCACGCCAATGAACATAATCCACAGGGGCGCACTCATATTCAATGCGTTCTTGCGATTCCAATAGTTCAGCGTTTTCCGTTTCGGCTTCATCAGCATCCTCTGTAATCTGTATTCCGTTGCCCACATCTTGACCAGCTAACCCTGTATTTAAGTCATTTTGCTCGGCAACAATATGTGGTTCATACCGCACCCATGCCGTGCCACGCCCACCCAATAATCGGTCAATTACCGCATTATCCATAGCGGATTTGTAGTCGGTATAGTGTTCAATCTCGTATTCCAATGCCCGTTCAAGCATCATTGATGCTACACGCCCAATCGGGTCGTTGTCACGGAATCTACGGCTTACATCAGGGCGGGGAAGTCTTGCAAAGATAGCAGGCTTTATAACCTGAACATTTGACCAAAGGATATTAAAACGAGCATTAGGGTTATTACGGGTGCGGCTGTCATCACGGTAACGCTTAATAATACGGGGTACTCGTGCTTCCCATTCCCTAAATGATTTGTCATACTGGGCGATGGTGTTATACCAATCCTCGTAAGTCTTATTGAGCGTATCGTTCATACTTAATACCTTTGATATTTAGTTGTTGGTGCGCTTTTCCACATTTCCTCAAGGGTCACATCAGTCTGTCCGACAAATATGCCTTTAATCGGCTGATTTTGTCTTTCAATTTCTGTTTCATCTCGCCAAGCAATAGAAAGCATCCTAAAAGCATCCGCTCCATGACTTGTCCAATCATGTCTAGGCTTATCTCGAAATACTTTCTTATCCTCATCGTATTCCCTTTGGTACTGTCGCAAGCACTCAATACCGTCTTGACATTTAAAGGCATCAAACCAAGTCCTAGCTAATGCCATCCTTGTAGCTTGAATACCGTCTTGTAATGACAGATTTGGAACAATTTTAAACAAATTTCCGCTTTTTAGGGGTAACTTATCCATTAATTGTTCAATTATTGACTTGCCGCCACTTGCTAATGTCTTTGCTCTAGCATCATGGGGTAGCCAATGTGTGCCATATTCGTAAGGTCGTTCTTTGATTTGATTAGCATAGTAGATGATGGGTTGCCCATGCGCTTCGTGGTAATCCAATACCCGAATCTCGCCATGCACCACCTGAAACCACCAAATAGCCGTAGCATCGTTGTAGCCCAAATCCCATGCTGTGTGTATAGGAAACATAGGGTCGCACTCAACTTTGGTAATACGCCCAGCATCCGTAAGTAAACGCATCTCCGTGCCGTATATAGCACCTAATATGGCAGCTTCAAATGAACACTCAAACTCTTGCTGAAACTGGTCAATACTCATGGATTTAAGGGCATCATCCAATTCAGCTTGTGGCAATATCTTGGTTTTACTAGCCCGTAAGACGGTGCTATACCACTCATCCTTATTTAGCGTGGCATATTGGTATATGTCATAAAAGGTGTTATGACCTTTAGGTGTACCAATAAAGGTAGCCCAACCTTGCCTATCAGCCAATAGGGGTCGGATAATCTCTCCCCAAACGCTAGGTTTCATATCAGCGTATTCGTCAAGAACTACGCCATCTAGGTACAAACCCCTAAGAGAATTGAAATTTTCTGCACCAAACAAACGAATTCTAGCCCCGTTGAATAACTCAACCCACAACTCTGACACATTATGTTTGACCCTAGCAGGCTCACTAAACTGCATAAGGTAATCAAAAGCAATAGACTTAGCTTGGGCATAGTACGGGGCAATATACGCATATCGGGCATTTTCCTTAGTTTCAGTCAAGGCTCGCCAAAGAATATCGTTAATACAGGCTACAGTTTTGCCAGCCCTTCGGTGAGCAATAATAACAGCCCAGCGTTGGGTTCTATCGTGGAAGTCTAGGAATACATCCCTAGGCTTATACAGTTCAATATTGAGGTCTGTATATTCGATTACTTCTTCCATGTAACCACATATCGAATGGGTTTATCCTCGCTACCAGTATGCTCAGTACGGGCTAGTTTAGGTACATGGTATTCAGCCACTTGCATAAAGCAATCAAATGCGTGTTTAGGGCCGTATTTGGGGTCATCAGCAATGGCTTCTAGCCACTCTTGTAACTTATGGCTATTACCATCAACAAACCGTGCTATGGCTTCTCTAGCCAATGCGGTGCTTTTATTGGGGCTTCCTGCTGGTCTGCCCGCCCCTTTAGGATTATTTTTTAATTGTTTATTAACCATACTACCTCAAGTGATTGATTTAGTTAGGGTTTATTTTATCAGTATTTTTGTAATTGTAGAAACTTAAGTGTTGATTCAGAAATTTTAATTTTGCAAGGTTGATACTCAAATTCTTCTAATTTATTGTTTAAGTATGCTTCTATTGCTTTAGCAAATCGCTTTTCTCCTCTAATTCCACCATAAACACCTTTTTCAAAATACAAGTATTTTTCAGCTAATTGATTAATTACATTATCGGTCAGTTTTTGATTTGACATAAATTCCCCCTGTTTTATTTATTTTATAGTTTTTTCTATCTCTTGTTCAATTATTTGTTTGCGTGGCTTTTTTTCTTTGCGAAGTTTATTGGGTTCAAATAGTTGGTAATAGGTTTCATCCCCTTTAGAGCCTGACTTTGGATACTTAACGCCTTGATAACCTTGAGAAATTAGCTGGTCAATAAAGTATTTATCCACATCTTCGGGCGTTGCAAGTTTTAACTTATCTTCATCTAACAAGCGTTTAACGACTGCACCCTGACCACTTGCGCCAGTTTCTAATGGGTTGGAGCTTGTAGTAAACCATGCAGTAGTGTCATAAGACTTGTTTTTGTTAAATCCACGCTTTGCTATGTTTTCGGCAGCTTCGGCTGTAGTGCTGTGATAAATAGGTATTGTTGCACCCATCAAATTAGGTACTTGAGCCATTTGGCGTTCAAATGCGGCTCTATCGCCTACTTGTATGCCGTTTTGCCCCATCGTTAAGGCAGCGTCTATATCTGCTCGTTGTTGGGCTAAGTTTTGGGCGGCTGTTGGGATTACATTAGTTACATAGTTCTTTAGCTGTTGGGCTAATTGTGTGCGTGGGCCTGTAACCTGACCCTGTGGTGTTACATATCCAGCTTGGCGTAGAACTTCAGCCAATGTAGCCATTTATGCCATATCCTTTGCAAACTTATTAAAGTGTTTCATTAATGCGGCTTTACGCTTTTCACGCTTATCTTGGTTCTTTTCTAGCGTGGTCTGTTTGTGCGGTTGCAACAA